TACAAAAAGCAGGTTTATTAGACAACAAAGAAATAGCAGAACAAATTATTGAAATGGAAAGAAAGCACGACATACTTATTAAAATACTAAAAGATATTGCAACCAGCCATCCTGAAATTAGAGAAGAAATTATGAAAAGACTTTCAGAGATTCAAACTGAGGTGGTTGTAATTGACAACGATTGATTTTAGTGACTTTATTGAGGCACTAGACGAAAGTCCATTTGAACAAGAGCCAGTAGATATAAAAACATTTGTTACTGGAAAAGACTTTTTAAATCAACCTCAGTTGTCTGAATACCAATACACACTTGCAGAATGCATGAGTCAAATATATAAAAAAGAAGATTTGATAAGGCTGTTTGGAAAAGAAAAAGGCGAAGAGCATTATAAAAAATATACAAAGCAAGAAGTTATTCTAATGTGTGGCAAAGGTAGTGGTAAAGATCACACTTCTACTATTGGATGTGCTTATCTTGTATATAAACTACTGTGCTTAAAAGATCCTTCTAAATATTTTGGAAAACCAAGTGGTGACGCTATAGATCTTATTAACGTAGCAGTAAACGCACAACAAGCAAAGAACGTATTCTTTAAGGGTTTTAAATCAAAAATTGAACAGTCTCCATGGTTTGCAGGAAAATATGAAGCAAAAGTAGACAATATAGAATTTAATAAAGCAATTACAGTTTACTCTGGTCACTCTGAAAGAGAATCAGCGGAAGGACTAAACTTAGTCTTAGCAGTTCTTGATGAAATATCTGGATTCTCAATGGAAGGTTCTGGTGGAAATGATCAAGGTAAAACTGCAGATAACCTGTATAAAGCATTTAGAGGTTCTGTAGATTCTCGTTTCCCTGACTATGGAAAAGTAATCTTACTTTCATTTCCTAGATATAAAGGTGATTTTATTTCCAAAAGATATGAGGATGTTGTTGCAGAAAAACAAACAGTACTTAGAAAACATAAATTTGTAATTAATCCATTAATGAGTGAAGAAGATCCAAACAATTCATTTGAAGTAGAGTGGGACGAAGATCACATAGAAGCATATAAATATCCAGGTGTATTTGCCTTGCGTAGACCAACTTGGGAAATGAATCCAACAAGAAAGATTGAAGATTTTAAGATAGCATTTTTAACCGACCCAGGGGATGCACTAATGCGTTTTGCTTGTATGCCAACAGTATCATCAGATGCTTTCTTTAAATCAAGAGATAAAATAGAAAAGGCTTTATCGGTTCGTAATCCATTAGATAACGCTAGAAGATTTGACATAAACTTTAAACCAAAAGAAGACGTTGTATACTATGTTCACGCTGACTTGGCACAAAAACATGATAAGTGTGCAGTCTCAATTGCCCATGTTGATAAATGGGTTAGCGTTCAATCATTTAATAATTATGAACAGATAGTTCCATATGTAGTTGTAGACGCCATCGCTTGGTGGGAGCCAAAAAGAGAAGGTCCAGTAGACCTTAGTGAAGTTAAAAATTGGATTATAGATTTAAGAAGACAAGGTTTTCAATTAGGATTAGTAACATTCGATCGTTGGCAATCGTTTGATATTCAACAAGAATTAAAACAGGTAGGAATAAAGACTGATACTCTATCTGTAGCAAAGAAACACTATGAAGATTTGACTATGCTATTCTATGAAGAAAGAGTAATGGCACCTCATATTGATATATTATTAGAAGAATTGTTAGAACTTAGAATTATAGGAAGTAAGGTTGATCACCCTCGCAAAAAGTCTAAAGACTTGGCAGACGCTATGTGTGGATCTGTTTATAATGCAATTGTAAACACAGAAAGAAATAGAATTAAAGAAGTAGATATACATACTTGGTCCAAAGGTGGAGTAGACTCAGATAACGCAGATGACTTTTTACCAGATAAAATAAAGCCAAAACAAGAATCTTGGTTTAGTGGAGGGTATAGATTAGTATGATCGATGATATGAACGAAGAAGAGTATAGTAGTTTAATTGAAAAACTTATAGAAATGGGAGTATTAGAAGTCATAGGGTTCGATGAAAAAAGTGGACAGTTTACCTTTGGATTAACACCTAAGTGTCAAGAATTAATGCCAGAACTATTTGATGAACATTTTAAGATGATCAACGAACTAGCATTTAAACTATGGAATGATGGTCACATTGAAATGATGTTTGATAAAGACGGTACCCCAATGGTTATGATTAAAGATATAGAGCATGTAATGAAAGTCAAAGATACTCTACCAGATGAAGAAAGATTTTTTCTTGAAAACCTTATTTATAAGCATGAAAATGATACTAAAAGAAGGTGATATAATTTAACTATGCCTTACGATATTATTAGAAACGGCCCAGGATGCAAGGGCGGATATGCTGTAGTAGGACCATCAGGAGCACATGGTTGCCATAAAACAAGAGGCTCAGCAGTTCAACAACAACGTGCATTATATGCAGCAGAAGCAGATAGTAAAAAAGTAACAAAAGCAGAAGAGTGGGAAGGTAAGCCACTATACGATCAACTATCTGATGCAGAGCAAATGCTTGCAGACTCACTTTTAAAATTAGCACAAGAAGCAGGACCATTAGATAAGGCAGAAGGAATTTGGGTTGGATATGAAGATGGTGTTACAAATGAAAATGCATCAATTGGTGTAAAGTGTGGAAACTGTGCACTTCATAAATCTTCAGTTGCTTGTGCAATATTAGATATGCCTATTGAAGAAGAAGGTGCTTGTAGATTTGCAGTTATTCCAGATGGATATGTAACCGTTGGTAGCGATGTTCAAGACGATATGGATAACCCAAATCATGAAGACGATATGTCTAAAAGATCTATAGAAGATTTAGATTTAAGACCTACAGAATCTATGGCAAACAATGCACGTAGAGGTTTAGAACTAAGAAGAAAGTTTGGCAGAGGTGGTACTTCCGTAGGAGTTGCTCGTGCAAGAGATTTGTCAAATAGAAAAGAATTAAGTCCAGAAACAGTAGCAAGAATGTACTCCTTCTTTTCACGTCACGAAGTTGATAAAAAAGGTAAAGACTGGAACAATGCAGAAAGACCGTCAAATGGAAAAATTGCATGGTTACTTTGGGGTGGAGACTCTGGATATGCTTGGTCTCGCTCTAAATGGAATGCTATTCAAAGAATTAGAGCACAAAAATCAAATGATCCATTATGGTACGATTCAGCATTCTCTTTAAGAAAATATATTGACAAAAACGACTTTAATAGATAGAATAGAATAGTCGAAAGGTCTGTGATGAATAGTGAGAAAAATGTTGAGATTTTACAATCTTTGCTTCAGTATTATCGTTCAAAATGCTCCCAACTTGAGTATGAGTTTCTTCTCCTCAAGGCTACCTTCGAGTCCAAACTTAAAGAGTCCAAAGATGAACAAGACAAATAAAAGACAATCTCAAATAGAAAAATTAATTGATAAGCAAAGTGTAAATGTTGCTATTGTAAATGATAAAGCATATTGGGTATATAATAACACTTTTTATTCAGCAAGCATTAAAAATGATGGCGAAATAGATACCGACAACGCTATTCCAGTAGATGTGTTTTCAGCATCCAAAAAAGAAGCGGTTAACCTTTTAAAGATCCTAGACTCCCTCAAAGAAAAATAATCAACAGTGTACTCAAATCCGATTTACTATTTTCTATTAACTACATCCTTTATAAGTTTTTGTATTTGGACATATAACATTAAAGAAGCCAAGAAGTTAAAAAATATGCAACTGGTTGATATAACAACTATTGACAACAAAGCCTATTGGATGTATAATAATAAATTATACTGCGGAGATATTCAAAATAACTCTATAAAAGGTAAAGACATAATTGAAGTAGATACCTTTGGTATGTCACCAGAGGAAGTAAGAAATATGGTTAGGAATTTTAGATGATTATAGTTGTAGAGGGAACAAAGAGTTTCTCTGACTATGAAATTTTTATGAGGGCCATGGGTGTTGCACTTTCTAGCGTAAACGGAGATCAGGAAATACAGGTATGGTCTGCTGGTCCACATAAAATAAACAGTTTCACAGCAGCATTTTGTAATTCATCAGAAAATTACCTAAGACAAAAAGGATTTAAAGTTAGTTTTTCAAAAGCAAACCCAGCATGGATTGCAGAAAATTTATCCTATGTAAATTATTATGCTTTCTTTAGTCTACCAAAAGAGTCTTTATCAAGGTTAGTTCAAAAAGCACAAGACATAGAAGGGTGTGAAGTTGGAATTTTTAGATATTAATCTTAGCACTTGGTCTATGATAGTATTCTTTTTTTATGCTTTGTTTTTAATCTCAATGACCTTAGCAGTATTTGGCGGTAGAGGAAATAGATTATTATTCTTATTTATAATGCTAACCTTTGTAATGTTTAACACTGTTTTAGTTTTATATGGAATAGCAACATCTCAAATTGGATTTATATTAATGGTTGTATTTCAACTATTTCTTACTACCTTAACTTTTATTTATTTAAATGGTAATATACCTACTTTAGAAAATGAGGATTTTTTAAATGAAAATAGATAATATTGATAAAATGGAATCTATTGTAAAGTCAAATCCAGATATGGAATGGGACAATTGGACAGTTGTCGTATATACGGATGATGATGGATACTTTACAAAGAATGGAGTATTTAGGAACAATAGATGGCAAACTAAATACACATTTAACATGGTGGAATATGGTGTGTGGATTATCCCAGATAGGTATCTAACACATGTACAAGTTTGATCAAAACGCACAGTGTCTTGACATGGACACAAATTTATTTTTTGATAAATATGAAGAAAATAAAGAAACAGCATCATACGTTGATTCACTATGTATAAGGTGTCCAGCACAAAGACAATGCCTAGCATATGCTGTAAGCAACCAAGAATGGGGCGTATGGGGTGGAGTTTATTTTGAGGGTGGAAAAATATCTAAAGAGTTTAATTCTCATAAAACAAAAGAAGACTGGTTTAATGTATGGTCTGGAATAGTTATGGATAATTAATGTATACAGAGTTAATGAGAAAAGCAGTTAGATCTTTTAGAGCACCAAAAGAATTTAAGATAGACATACTTGACTATGATACCTTTCTTACGATACAATTTTATGAGAGTCAGTGGAAACACTATAACGACTCTGAAAGATTTCAGTGCATTCAATACTTAAATCAAGTAAAGAAGGCATTGGAAAATCTAGGTGCAAAGGTTGCATTAGACCCTATCTTAGATGTAAAATATCCGAGTAAGTAAAATCAGAGAGAGGTAAAAGATATGCCAGCAATTACAACAATTGTAGGAAATCTAGTAAGAGATCCAGAATCAAAAGATTTTGGACCAGATAAGAATGTAACAAATATTCGTGTTGCATGTTCAGACCGCATTCCAGATGGAAAAGGCGGATGGAAAGATACAGATACAGCATATTACAATGTATCTGCTTGGAGAAGTTTAGGTAAACATATGGCTTCTTCACTTAAAAAAGGCGATAGAGTTATCGTCACAGGCAAAATCAAGTATCACGAATTCAAAAAGAATGATGGTACAAATGGTCATGCTTATGAAATTGAGGCTTCAGATGTAGGCGTATCACTAACCTCAAAGACAGCAAAAAAATCAGGGGACAATCCTTGGGAAACCAAAGGTGACGAAGTGTCAGTTCCAAACTCAACACAAGAAGATCCTTGGTTATAATAATCTAAGATATAATGATAGAGGGTGGATAAATCTGCCCTCTATTTTATTTATTAGGAGACAATAAATGGGAATGTATATTCAATGGAAAGACGATAAGAACAAGCAATCTTTTAAACCAAAACAATGGCAACCAATGCTATTTGATAAAAAAGATGCTATTGTTCCAACAGAAGAAGGTAAATGCTTTTGGGAAGCACAACTACATTTGACCCTACCTAAAACTGGTAGACCAACATATGTGAAAATGAATTTCTCAAGAGATTACAAAGGAAAAAATGATACTACTGGAACAAATACTTATGCTATTCCAACAGGTGTAGAATCTATACAGTTTACACTCTCATGGTACTTTAATGCTAAACCAGATACACCAATTTCATGCATGGTTTATCATAATGGAACATCAGATGTTGTTTCCGAAATAAGACAATTCAAAGGAATGATATTATAATGGCATCACCAATTAAAGATGGAAAAATTACAACAGCATACAAAAAACTAGGTAAGATGTGGTCGAAAGGCTATCATACTGGGGTCGACTATGCAGTTAAAACAGGAACACCAGTACTTGCAGTTGCAGATGGAAAGATTGAACCAGCAAGTTGGGGTAAATCCTACGGAACTCAAGCAGTACAAAAAGTAGAAGGTGGATGGGTAATTTATGCACATCTATCAAAACTTGATGTAAAAGCAGGAGATAAAGTAACTAAGGGTCAACAAATTGGATTAAGTGGAAACACAGGAAACTCTTCTGGACCACACTTACATTTTGAAATGCGTGACAATATTCGTTGGTCAGCAGGAAAAGATCTTGATCCAACAGCAATTCTTAACTCATAATGTAATATATTTTTAAATAATAAAGTATAATACAAGTAGGCATATATTGCCTTGGAGTGAAGAAAGGTTAATAAAAGAAGACTTAAAATAAGAATAATGCTTTTAGTACCAATACTATTGGCATTATTCTTTTCTTTTGTACCCCAAACAAATGCAAACGTAGCACCATGTGATACCTATCAGGTAAACGGTGGCGATCAATTCTTTTGTACCCCAAACAAATGCAAACGTAGCACCATGTGATACCTATCAGGTAAACGGTGGCGATCAAGCGTTTTTAATGAATTTAAATACTCCTCTTAAATGGGGAGATACTGTTTATACAAATAATATTTATGTAAGTCCAAAAGGAACTATTACATTTGGTGTAGGAGATTATACGTTTTGGACATACCCACCAAGCCCATCTATATCGATTGGATCTTGGGATTATCATGCATTCCCAAATCAAGAAACTCCTGGAATATGGAGTCCTGGTTGGGGATATGGAAATAATCTTTATGTTAGATATGGTTCAACTGCAACATCTATATGTGTTGACTGGAAAGTAATGGTATGGGGTCAAACAACTGGAGAACCTGTTTATATTAGAATGTTAGCGGAAGTAAATCCAGTTAATTACACTTGGACTCCAACTTATCAAGTAAGTTCTAATGCACCAGCAGGTGCAAGATATGGTGCTAGATATATTCAAAATGGTCCAATTCAGCCATTAAGTGTTCAAACTATTACTCAGCCACCTGCTCCAAGTCCTACACCAAGTCCTACAATAACTCCAACACCTACGCCAACGCCTACACCAACACCTACTGAAACACCTTCAGAAAGCCCTACACCTACTCCTACGCCTACAGAAACAATAGAGCCTAGTCCAGAGCCAAGTCCTACAGAAACTCAGACTCCAAGTCCTGATCCAATTGATCCAGGTCCAACTGAAGAACCTGTTGTGATACCAACTGACGAACCAGTAGAAGAAGTCCAAGAAGAAACACCAGTGGAAGAAGAACAAATTTTAGAACCTTCATCAGAACCAACTCCTATAGAAGAAATTATAGCAGTTGAAGAAGAAATGAATAATGCAATTGAAGAACTATTAGTTAATGAAGAAGAAATTACAGATGAACAGTTAGAAAACATTGCAGAATTATTAATTCAAAACTATGAAGTAGATGAGGCAATGCCAGTAGCAGATTTAATTGAAGGATTAAATGATGAACAAACTTTAGAATTTTTAGAACAATTAGATGAGAATCAAATAATTGAATACCGTGAAGGTGTTGAATTAGAAGCAGGTATTGCAGTTGTATTTGAACAACTGTCAGATCCTGCAGCCTTATTAGGAGAGTTTGTATCAGACCCAGGACAAGTGTTAGAAGCACTTGGACAATTGGGTGCTGATATGACAGAAGAAGAAAGAGAGGACTCACAAACAGTTGTTGTTGCAACAGTTATTGTGGGTCAATTAATAGGATCTGTAGCAATGTCTTCAAGCATAGTACAGATGAATGCAAGAGCAGAAATAAGGAGGATAACATGATAAAGGCAATATTAAAACCTTTTAAATTTATCTTCAAAGCAGTTAAGTTTGTAGTTATGTTACCCATAAACCTAGTTAAGTTTATTCTAATCAAGGTTTGGGCGGTAATTAAATATGTTCTTAATCTTGTTTGGAAGGTACTTAAAGGTATATACAAAGTAATAGTTGGAGTAATTAATGAAGGTACTCAAGTTATTACCTGGATTATTACAAGTATCTGGAATGCAATTAAATGGGTATTTATTAATACCTGGAAATTAATTGTATGGGTATTTGAAAAAGCAGTAAAGTTAGTTAAATTTATATGGGCATGGCTAGTAGAAGCATTTGTAGAAACATTAAACCAATTGTGGACATTACTAGGTATGTTCGCAGCATGGCTAGTACTTGAAGGTAGTGCAAAAACTATCGTAGGGTATGCAATTATAACTGTCTTAATCGTATGGCTAGTAACTATACGAATAAGGGAAGGAGACGAATAATGGCAAAAGAAACAAAATTAGATGACGAAAAGGCAATGGGAGCAGTCAGTGGTATTAAAAATATTCTTCTTAGAATAATCGCTGTATTTGCAGCCAATGGGCTTGGAGTTATTGGTGCTGGTGCAATAATCGGTATCGATACCATGAGTGCAATAATTCTTGCAGGAACTCTAGGTGTTGCTACAGTAGTTGAAAAACTAGCACGAGGATTCATTGATGATGGAAGACTTAGCATTGATGAAATCAATAATGCATTTAACTCAGTAGATAAGAAAGCAAATTAATACTGGGGGGAATCTAGTCTAGGTGATCTAGGGCTAGAGGTTTTATGGCTGGAGGGTTGCCTAAAACACCTATTGGAGGTATAATAGTATTTATGTCTGAATCAAATTACTGTGAAGATTGCAAAAGATTAAAAGATATTGCTTGCACATGTGGCATGACCTTTGCAGAAAAGATTAAGACGACCTCGGTTAACTGGGCTACTTGGTCAGATACTAGAAAAGGCTCTTGACTTGGCAACTATTAGCGGGTATAATAATAATAAGTTCTCTTCTTTTATTAACGGAAGAAGACATAATGAAACACATAAGAAAGAAGTTTAATGTTAAACGATCCAAAGGCCCAGACAATTCATCAGGCCTTTATTAAAAAATTTGGTCAAAGAATAGATATAGATTATTTAAATACAGAAGAAGTTGTTAATTTCTTTTTACACTCCTCTGACGAATATGATAGACAAGTGTTACAAAATAGATTAGATAGATATAATGCCAATCAACGCTAGAGGTATTCCTACTGGTGCTTGCCCAGAGTGTGGCACTAATATATTTAAAGTTTTAGTTACATTTGATAAAGAATATAATATTGAACAATATATGCTTGACGCAGAGTGCAATGAATGTGGTACACTAATTACCGCTCCTACACCATTAGATTTGGAAGTATAATGCAAACATTTATGCCATATGGTTCACAGTATGATCAAACAGCAAAGTGTTTAGATGTAAAAAGATTAGGTAAGCAAAGAGTAGAAACATATCAAATACTTAAAGCACTCCTTGGTGAAAGTAAAGGGTGGCGTAATCATCCAGCCACCAGAATGTGGGAAGGATATGAGTTTCAATTATATGTATACCAAACCGCTATCTGTACAGAATGGTCTAGACGAGGGTATAAAGATACAGTCTTAGAATCTTCTAAAGAATTAATAACTAAACATAAAATTAAACCAAGCATTAAAACACCTGACTGGATTAATAAACCAGCATTAACTATAACTCATAGGGCAAATTTATATTTAAAAGATCCTATTCATTATGTAAAGTTTGAAGATGAAACAAAAGAATATATGGATTATGTATGTTGCCCAGATAAATGTAAATATTGGTGGTATACTCATAGTTTAGACAAGGAGAATGATGGCTAAAGGTAAAGGTGGCAAGGGTGGCGGAACTCGTAACCCAAATAGAAATAATGGAAAAGCCCCAAAGAAAAATCCCCAAGAACCTAATGTAGGTGCTACTGGCAAAAGTCGTGGTGGGTATAACCTAAAAAAGAAAGCAGCAAAGGCTGCTGCGTGGGATCCAATTAAAAAACGTACTGCAAGAAAGGCTCGTAGAAAAGCGGCTGGCTTAGCATACAAGCATGGTATTAGAACAGGTCAGTTGAAGAAATCTACAGCAAATGCAGATTCGTAAACATAAAGACTACAGAGTAAACGAACTTGCTGAATTTATAGAGCACTTGCAAGACTATAAGCACCATATCAAACCTTTTGAGATGGCAGAAAATATAGTTCAATTTATGGATCACATAAGAGGTAAAGAGTATGCCAGAAAGATCCAGGAATATGTAAATAGTGAATATAAATTTAACTCAAAGGATAAGGTATAATAAATGTATGTACGAATATCACGTAAAGAAAGTTTATAAAGTCGTTGATGGAGACACAATAGATGTCGACATTGATCTAGGATTTAACGTTTCTTATTTTCAACGTGTTCGTCTTGCAGGAATAGATACCCCAGAATCAAGAACAACTGACGCCTATGAAAAAAAATTAGGCTTAGAGTCAAAAGAGTGGCTAACAAAGAAACTCGAAGGTGCTGAAAATATAGTTATTAAAACACAAAAACCAGACTCATCAGAAAAGTACGGACGTATCCTTGGAGATCTTCATATTAAAGGTTTTGATAAATCTTTAAATCAAATTATGATTGATGAAGGTTACGCTTGGGGATACATGGGAGATACAAAAGTTAAAGACTTCCCTGCATTACTGGCAAAAAGAAATAAGGCATAATGTTAGCAGATATTAAAGTTATTGGCTGCGGAGGCGGCGGCGTCAATGCTGTCAATCGCATGGTTGATATGGGTTTATCTGGTGTTGAATTTGTTGCACTTAATACAGATGCACAAGCATTAATTACAAGCCCAGCAAATATAAAATTAGACATTGGTCGTAATGTTACCAAAGGATTAGGTGCTGGAGCAGATCCAGAACAAGGAAGACTTGCTGCAGAAGAAAATATAGATGATATTAAAGACATAGTTTTTGGTTCAGACATGGTTTTTGTTACAGCAGGAATGGGTGGAGGAACTGGAACTGGAAGTGCACCAGTTGTTGCTCGTGCTGCAAAAGAAGCAGGTGCACTGACAATTGGAATCGTAACTACACCATTTGGTTTTGAAGGCAAGCAAAGAATGAACAAGGCTTTAGCAGGTATAGAAAAATTAAAAGAAGCAGTAGATACTATTATAGTAATTCCAAATGAAAACTTATTAACATTATTAGATCCAAAAGTTACTATGCCAGAAGCATTTGAAGAAGTAGATAGAATATTATTAAAAGGTATAGCATCAATAACAGATTTAATTACTACCCCTGGATTTATAAACGTTGACTTTGCAGACGTTAGAAGAGTAATGGAAAATGCAGGTTCAGCATTCATGGGTCTTGGCTTTGGAGAGGGAAAGAACAGAGCAGACAAAGCAGCAGAGTCTGCAACAACAAGTCCAATTTTAGATATTAACTTAAAGGGAGCAAAAGGAATTCTATTGTCAATCGCTTCTGCATCAAATATAACTATGGCAGAAGTATCTACAATTACAAATGCAGTAGCAGATAACGCACATGAAGATGCAAACATTATCTTTGGTACCGTTGTAGATGAAGCATTAGAAGATCAAATTAGAGTTACTGTAATTGCTACAGGTTTCGATGGTGAGTAATGTCAGAACCATTGCACCACTTTTATCACATATACTCTAAGGGTAAATGGGAAGTCCCAGTACAAGATCACATAAGAGCATTAAAACAATATGGACTATATAATCAATTAACATCTTTTAATGTAGGAATTGTTGGTCCACCAGAAACTAGAGAAGCAGTTAAAAATTATTTAAACTCACAAGAAGTAAAATACAATGTGTGCACAGAAGTTGAAGACGGATGGGAACAAGAAACCCTTGAAGAACTGTGGAAGTTTTCAAAAAATAATGATGGCTACGCTCTTTATGCTCATACAAAAAATGCTGTAAATATTAATCCATTACATGTTTCATGGAGAAGATCTATGACATACTACAATATAGTTACATGGCAAAACTGTATAAAGTTATTAGACAACAACTATGCTGGAGTTGGTTGTCATTACTTATTAATAGATAATAAGTTAGAAGAAAGAATGCATGGATTTTACGCAGGAACTTATTGGTGGACAAAAATGAAATACTTAAGAGAGTTTCCAATACCAGCAAGAAATAATAGATATGACGCAGAAGGTTGGATAGGGTTTCTTAAATCTACTGTAGAAAATATGGGTGAGCAGTATACATTTCATGACTATACACCATTTCATCCAGCAAGTGGTTTAGGATTTGTTACAGAATGGTAGATAACTTTTATCATTTTTATCATATTTATGCAAATGGAAGTTGGCAAGATCCAGTTGATCAACACACAAAGGCACTAAAAAAATCAGGATTGTATGATGAAATTAAAGTTTTAAAAATAGGAATTGTTGGAACTCCACAAAGGATTCAAGGGGTAAAAGATTATCTAACAAGTATAGATATAAATTATGAAGTTGTTGCAGAAAGTTCATCTGGTTGGGAACAAGTAACACAAAATGAACTGCATAGGTTTGCACAGTCAAATGATGGCTATATTCTTTACGCTCATACAAAAGGAGCACACTCTCAACAATGGCCAAATATTCCATGGAGAGAAACAATGATTCATTTCAATGTTTTAAAATGGAAAGAGTGTGTTGAAGCATTAAAAGATCACGATACAGCAGGATGTTTTTGGATACCAAGTGCACCTAACTCTCCAGAGCACGCAGGACACAATGGATTTTATGGTGGTACATTTTGGTGGACAACTTTAAAATTTATTAGAACTTTGCCAGCACCCATGATGGATCATAGGTGGAGAGCAGAGGGTTGGATTGGAATTAAACAACATGTTGATGGGCTAAAGCCATTTTCATTTTTGCCAGGTAGTCCAGGAAATTATGTTCCTTTAGATGTCTAAAACAATACATTTAAATCTATTAATTAATAATTCGTAATCTTCGTCCATATTCATATTCTCCATCGTAATGCTTTCTATACCATCTATATTTTTTAAGCATTCATTAATGTATTTAATATAGGCTTGATTATGCATAAAGTTGGCATACTTATTATTTGATATATGTATGCTTTTAACATAGTTAGGGTTTGGCATATATCCAGACTCAATGTATTCATTACCAGTATCAAAATGAGAATAAAGATTATCTATGTTTGCTTCTTTTATAAATTTATATATATACTCAGACTCATAACCAAAGTTATTATTAAATACCCTTGCATTATTTTCTAAACAAAATGAAATTCCTCTTTTGCTAAATACACTAGAAATAAAGTCAAAGAATCTGTTGTATTCTTTTATGTTGTTACCAATTCTAGTAGATGGAGATCCATAAATAACATGTCTTGCACCAAGCATAGAGGCATATACAGCAACCTGATCAAAATGTTTTGATAAATAAATATAATCATCTTTTGTTAGATTGCAGATGTCAAAATCTAAACCATAGGTAATACTTTGTAAAGAGTTAACCTTTAAGCCAACTCTATGAATTTTAAATCTTATATCCTCAATATCTTTTACCTTTATATCTTTCCAATCTTTCTTTAAAACATAGGTAAGAGGTAATTCAATATACTCTATGCCATATCTTTTAATTGTGTGTAAAACATTATCAAGACTATCTTCCTCAAGCAAGGCTAGCAATGATGCCGCTATGATCATAGATAAACTCCTTAATATCTTCTAAGACTTCCCTCTTACTAATAAAATAATTGTGAGAGTCATAAGTTGTTTTCATATCATAAAGTATTTCTGCTTTATCAATATAGTTTTTAGATTTATATTTAAATAAGTCAAAAATTTCTTGGTTTGTTATGGGTTGGGTAGCACAATTTAATATCTTAATATCTTTTTCTCTTGCAAATGAAATCATATCTTTAATTTTATTTACATTTATCCACTGCAGTTGGTTATGTGGATTGACAGTGTCTAGGTAATCATAGTTTCTAGTTATAAGATCAAACAGAATATTCTTTTTCATTCCCTCACCATAAACTGTAGGAAGCCTTAAAATACGATAATTTAGGCCTTTTACGGCATCTTCTAGCATCTTTCTATGCTTGCTATATGGTTGCTCTGAAAATGCTTCTTCTAACTCAAAATTTAAAGATCCAGATGAATAATCAAAAATATCACAGGTTGAGATATGAATAACTTCTCTTGCTTCTACATCTTTTAAAACATCTATAAGTTTAGAAACCTTTGCTAAATCTTCTTTGGGATTCTTATTTGCTTGCCACTTAGTAGCAGAGGGTGCTGCAATAATTAAGATATCATGTCTCATATCTGGTAAATGTTTAATATTTTTAGAATTATAAATGTTTCCAACTTCTCTACCATAGTCTTTCATAAGTTGTTGACCTATGAATCCAGAGTAACCAACTAAACTAATTGCCATCTATTTCTCTTTTCACTAACTCATATGTAGAGACTATAGATGAAATTTTACCACAAAGCATAGATATAACACAACCGTCTCTTACAACTGAGGTGGTTCTTAGATCATTTACATCATTCTTTAACTTAACCTTTGGTGCTATATATAGTTCTTTAATCGGGGTATTTAAGTTTATATCTCTAAAGTACTCTCCACAATGTATAAGTAATCTATTTATATCATTCTTTAAAACTATATCTTTATGGACTAAGTCTCTTCTAAGTTTATTTATAAATTCATTATGATAAACAGTTTTAAAATATGGGGTATATGAAACACTAGATAGGGTAAGATCTCCTAACCCATTTTGATAGGCTGATACGTACTTGCCATCCATGATGGTTATGCATATATCTTCTTTAAAATAGTTTTCAACTATAGGAATAATACATATCTCATACTTTAAATTAAATAGTTTATCTTTTGATACCAAGCCAAGATTAGGGCTGCTATAAGTACAGTTAATAATAAAGTCATATTTTTCATCCTCTATTTTATTACCCTCAATCTCAATAACATTTTGCTTTAATTTCAGGGATATATTTTTACAGTTCATAATCTTTTCTTTAAAATATTTGTAAGCCTTAGATAGGTCTATAACTTCTTCTGTAGTAGATATGCCCCCCTCTATCTTATCTATATCAACAAAGGGACTAATCTCAAGATTATGCACTTCTCTAAATGGTACATCAAATTCTTTATATTTATTTATATAATCTTCTAAGCCTACCTTGCTAGTCTTTTCAATAAGGTAATAATTATCTTTAACTGGACTAATGAGATCAGCATACTTATCTTTAAAAGATTGATAGTTACCAAGTATTTGCTCTATAGTTTCATTTGATCTTGGGTAGTGAAAGCCTTTGTGTATTCTATGTTGATTATTTGAAGCAGCACCTTGAAAGATATCTTTATTCTTTTCATACAGATCAATTTTAATATCTGGATAATCATTAGCAAGTTCTAATGCAATAGAAGATCCGTAGAAGCCAGAGCCAATGATAGCAACCTTCATTAAACTGTCACATTCATTTCGGGAAGTCTACCACTCCAGTTAGATTGTGCTTTATATATGTCTAAGTACTTAAAGTGTCTTAACCTTCTAGGTGTATCGGTTCCATAAGGATTATAAATTTCAATAGTTTCATCTCTGTTGTTACAAAGAATTCCAAAGTGACCATCTTGTCTTTTTAATAAATAGTCTTCGTTATCTACACCCCATTGTTTTTTAGCCTGGATTGATCTGTAATCTGTTGCCGTATTTTTAGTAAACAAAACTCTATCACGTTGACTTATTAGCCAACTAATCTTATATAGCCCTATATTCATAGATACACTAAAGTCTAAAGAGCATGTGTCTCTTCCATCTTCGGGGAAAACATTCTTTAAAGTGTATAAAAAGTTTGGTCCCACCCAACAGGTATCGTGCATATAAAATATGTAGTCATAATCTTTATATTTGTCTTCGTTTTCAACGATATGAATCATCGGGGTATATTCAAATGAATTTTGCTGTTCACAATATATCTTATCTATGCCATACTTAGTTCTAAGTTCTATTTCTTTATTGGCTGCTTCAACAGGGTCTTGAAAGTCTCCTATGACAAGAAGAATGCTGTCCCTATCTATGCCACTTTCTAATAATGAATATATATTTTTATCTATAGTTGTTTCATAGAAGCCTTTACAGGACGAGACGGCAAACAATACCTTGTAGTTTTTTATATCCATATCTTGTCAATTATATCAGCCCATGCTATAATATTACAGTTACCCTGCCAAATGGGGGGTAATAAATAACTCGCTATTAAGGAGGAAATATGGTAGGCTCATTGCTACGAACAATGCAACTCGAACCCTTTTTCTTGGGATTCGATGACTCGTTCAACAAGTTGCTTGGATTGAGAAATGATCTCAACAAGCACATCTCAAGTTACCCACCTTACAATATCAAGAAGTTAGAAGAAGACGAATTTGAATTAGAATTCGCTATTGCTGGCTTTGATAAGAAGGATATTAAGGTAACTGTAAACAATGGCAAACTCAACATCTCTGGAATGATGTCAGATGATGAGGCACAAGGTCACGAATATCTACACAAAGGTATTGCGACACGTTCATTCACATCAACATTTGCTCTAGGTGAACATGTTGAAGTTGAAGAAGCCGAGGTAGATAATGGATTACTCAAAATTAGAGTAAAGAAATATGTACCAAAGCATTTACAACCTAAAGAAATTGTAGTAAAATAATAATATTCCTTTTAGTAGGGGAATGAAGAGAGGGCGGGGGTTGACAAGACCTCCGCCTTCTGCTATTATTAATGTCTAACAAAAGATTGGAATAATATGGCTTTACATAATCACTTAATGGTAAATGGTTACACTTTGTTTCCACCACAAGACATGGAAAAAACTATCGACTGGATGAAAGACCTAGTTGATTCAATCGGTATGAAAATAGTTCAAGGTCCTTTTGCTTCTTATGTAGAAAAAGAAGGTAATCGTGGTCTTACAATAGCAACAATAATTGAAACTTCTCACATTGCAATGCATGTTTGGGATGAACCAGATCCATCACTAGTACAGTTTGATCTTTATACTTGTTCTACCTTAGATGTCGAGGTAATATTAAAGAATCTACAAGATAATATAGGTCTGTTTAACTACAAGACTATGGTTGTAGAAAGAGCAAATGATTTTAATATTATTCCAGAAGATAAGTGGTTTGAACTAGCATGACCATGCCAGACTGGTCCAACTGGGACTCTCAGAAATTAGTCATTGAAGCAGAGTATAAAAACAGAATGGATTTTTTTGAATGGCGTGATTTAGGCATTGTTAATAAATGGATATCAGAACCATTTTGTGATACTCACGATACTGGATACATGACAAAAGAAGAGGAACAAGAGTGGGAAAATGGAAATGATCCATGTATGATGGTATTTAGAATATGGGAAGAAAACATAGAAGTTGATAAGAATGAGTAAAAAGATAGTTTTTACTTCAACAATTAAAGATGCAAATTTAGTTGTTCCTCAACCTAAACCAGCAAGAAATTATATTCCTCAATGGTTCAAGGATATTCCAGGAATAAATGCAAACAACGTAGATGTTGACGCAATGGGAAGACCAAATGTTAATGTCAAAAACTGTATTCCATTTTTAGATGGGCTTACCTCTGGATACATACAAGAAACCTGGACAGATATTTTTATTAGAGAAGACAATGGTGATATAGACTACTACTTCTCTCATGAGTCAGATCCAAAACCAATGTCACACAG